AGTAATCACCACGCTTCCACTTATCATATTCAATATGAGTTGCCATCATATCAGCCTGATGTAATATATAGGCAATATTGGTTCTCAATGTTCTATCCGGTGTCCAACCTATATAATAACTCTTGTTTGCTTCTTCATAAAGTCCGTCTGTCAATTTTAACCCAATGTACTCATTGTCTGACAGAACGATTCCAAAGTGTTGTAACAAAAACAGGGCTCTATCAGTTACTGTCATATACTGCAAGTTAGGATTATGTTTATAGATTAAACCCTGGTTTTTACGATGCCAATCTGAATCATTTATTGTGTAGTAATCTTCAGCCAAATCTCCAACCTTACCCAAGTCATGATGTAGAGCAGAAAATACTAATTCTTCATCGGTGAAATTAATGGTAGCATCATTACTCTCCCACACCCCTTTAATCTGTAGTGCTGAATTAGTTACATGGATAACATGATCTACATATCCACCAGCATAAGCATTGTGGTAATGTTCTCTACCACTAGCCGGCGCCATAGACATACGTTCTTCAAAATAATCGTACATCTTTAACAACTTCTCTAGCCTTTCGCCGGAAAAGTTATCATTGACCAACTGAATCAATTGATTCCAATTCTCTTGTATTTGTTCTGGTGTTAATTCTCTAATCATAAAGAAACCTCTATTCCTATTTTACCTTTGTAAAACTCTTTACCTTGTAATTTGGATACCTCACCTAAATTATACAAGGTAATCTTATTTGTTAATTTCCAACTAACTTTGAACTTATCTTCATACTCAAATGTATCTTTAGTTGTTCTGCCTTCCTCATCTGGTGGTAGATATCCATCAAATGAAATTTCAACATCTACAACTTTCCAATAAGTTTTCTTTTTATTCATACCAAACGAAAAGAACGTTTCAAAGTTCTGACTAAATACATCGTCATCATCATTTCGACTTGTAAATCCATAAGACCAGTCTTTCCACTTATTTCTCCAGTCCATCTTAAAGTATCGTACATCGTGACTTTCTTTATTCATATACTCTGGTTTAAAATATACCTTACCACCTTCCAACTTAGCCCAAAACAAATCATCTATGTAGAACTCACCAAGCTCTCTTTCCCATTGTCTATTGATATGAAAATTATTGTGAGTCAATCCAATACTAACTTCATAGTCATCTGGGTTTGGTTGTACGTTTGGCGTTCTAACAGCGTATGAGCTAAATAAAACTATCCCTGCTAATAACTTATTTTCATACCAACTTGGGTTTAACTCTGCCATTTTTTCATTGGCCTCATTTTGTAATTTTAAAGCTTCTATTTGTTTAACCTTTGCCACTATTATTAAAGAATCTACATCTTTCATAATGTCGGAATAATCAACTATTTGTTTAACCTTTTCCACTATTATTAAAGAATCAAGAGTAGCTTGTTGTCCAAATAAGGGGATGGACAGTAATAATACCCAAAGATATTTCATATTCATTCTCCAGTATATCCATCTAAGTTTTTAGAATAATTATCGATACTATGGTCTGATAATCCATCGAAGTAATCTTTTTTCTTAAATCCACTCCATCTACCTTTCAATCTATCTAAAGATCTACGCCATACATTAGTACCGAGTTCAACTACACCTTTAGAATTAATATAACGTAGCTCACCGTGGTGTCGGTATCCCCAATGGTAGAATGGCATCTTGGTTACGTCATCTGAATTATTAACAAACCGATAGTGCGGTATATCTAAACTTTTCTTAAATGATTCATTACCTACTCTTGGAGAACCATATGTGTACAGCCCATTAACATTCCATCCAGTCGTTTTCAATCTAGCCGCAACTATAGTGGCCATCGATGCTCCAAGTGAGTGTCCAGTAATGATTAGCTTTCTATCTTTACATTGCTTCAATACATAGTCTCTTATATCTGTCCAGAGCTTATCAACTTCCTTCTCAAATCCCTTATGTACCTTACCATAAGAAAACTTAGCGGTAACAGAATCAACATTTAAATCAGCCTTAATATCAGACCATGACTTAACTTCCGTACCCCTGAATGCTAGCACGAAGTATTCATCATTATATGTAGCGTGAGCTTGTGCTCCATTCTTATCAAAATACTTATGTTTAGTAAAACCCAACTCTTTGTATTTAAGTTTAGCTTCCTTACCATCAAGATATGCTATACCAGCACATTTTGACATTTTGTGTCCAAATAAATTATCCATTTTATAATTCTCCATTAACTTCTATTGTTGCTGAAATTACCAGTTCATCTTGCATGTCCCCAACTTCACCATAAAATTTTTCCAACTCATCTTCATAATTAAGACCATCAGCCGCACATTCGTCTTCAAGTGGTCTGTCTGGTGGATTTTCTTCTAACCAACTAAAACCTTTTTTGTTAGCATAACCACCAAAGATAAAACAATTTGATTCTTCATCACCCCTAAAAGTAACAATAACATCATCACCTATTTCCACCATCTTCTCTACAAACTTCTTCATATAACCTTCAGGAAAATCCCAAGCTGATGTAAATGTAATTTCAGTTTCAGCAGTGCCAACATATAGATCTTCAACATGCACCCACTTAGAACCTATTTCATCAATTGGGAAATCTTCATATTCACCAAATAATGGTTCTACAGTTAAACGTACAGCATCATCTCGCCAAGACTTTATATCTATAAACCACTCATCTATTTTATCATGAACATCAATTTTATCTGATTCTACTATTACATTCGTCCACACATGGTTAGCCATTATTGTCTCCTGGCGTTTTTTCTTTTTGTTGTTTTACGTTTAACTTTTGCTAACCTACGCTCATCTCCAGAACGTTTATCGTGTCCTATCCAACCCATAATAGTCTTGAGTGCTTTCGTGAAGTTACTCATTTCTTTTTCCTTTTATATTTTCGTTTTGGTTTTGGTGCACCAAACTCTGATGCCGGTGCCCACTTAGACCGTGCCCAATCATATTCATTTTTTGGAAGTTGATAACTTCCTATCCAACCCATAAGGGTATCCATTGCATTCATAAAATTATTCATTTTAATCTCTCCATTCATATCCATGTTTTGTAAATTTGATTTCATCATACTTTCTAAGAGCATTTCTATAACCATTGAAACCTATTCTAACACCCCACCCAAGGTATTCTAATATTTCTTTTTTTGTTGCAAATCTCTTTCTCTCTATGAAATCTTTTATCTTCAATACGCTTTCAGTTTCACGTACAGCGGGCAAGTCAAATACATTTTCCCAATTATTAAACCATTTTGATATACGTTCTTCCCACATCATATTCTTAGCCAATGTTGTAGTATCATAAGTTATTTCACTATCTAACATGGTATTAAATTTACTCTTAAAATCATCTCTATCGTCATATAAATACGGATAGGGTTCATCAACCACACCTGTCATCTCAGGATAACATAATTTATTTGGTAAAAGATATGGAACACCAACAGAAAAACCATCGGTGGTTGAGATACTCCAAGCAGAATAAGTCTGAAATGTTCCAACTCCAAATTTAACATTGGATAAAAAATCCATATACTCATTTCTTGTTTCACAGTTAACTTTTACATTCCAAGGTCTATCTACTTGTGTTAATGTGGTGTATACTTTAAAGTCTTGTCGCTGTTCCCAAATCTCATCAACCACTTTAACAAACCATTCCCAACCAGTATATCCAGCACCCCTATGATTGAACACCACAGTCTTATCTTCATATTTTTCTCTAACTTTAATTCTATCAACGCCCAAATAATGTGGTTGAATTATTTCATCTAATCTATTGGTGACTTTTTCATTCCAATGATGTGCAGCATTTTTGATTGTAAGTTGTTTCAACCAATCACTATTAACACCACACTCATCCATCATCAACAGACCAGCTACACTTTCATATAATGCCCTAACAGGAAAATCTTTATGAACTCCCGCCCTATCCCCATAAGGAGCATTTTCGGGTACCTCGAACCAATGTGAATAACCAATGAACTTAGGTTTGAGATTAGTATTATTATATAAACAATTAGCCATCTGTAATGTATGTTCTGGTAAATGAGAATATACTATATCGAAATCATTTCTTTTCCAATCTACATGAGACATAAATTGTTTTGTATTGAAATGCTGTCTCATTGTGTTAATATATGTAGGAAGTTCATACATACGTTGTTCCACATTTGGGAAATCCAATGACTTCACAAATTCCGGTATCAGAAGTGTAAAATGTATATTCCACCTTTTACTCATAAATGGTAAAACATGCCTTAATACTTCCACTAGACTATCAGCTTCTAAATTATCACGATAAGTATAGTTCCCATAAAGTAATATCTTATAATCATATTGTTTGTGTTCATATCTATCGTCTAAATAATCATTTATGTCTTTTATCATCTACCGATTTCTCCTAAGTATTTTTCTTTAGTTTGTTCCCAAGTCTTTCCTACTACATCAGCATAAAATAATCTATCAGGTTTTAACCTACCTTCATCAAATAACTTAATATATCTTCTTATAGCTTTTGGTTTCCACCAATTATTTATATAATCAACATCGCCGATAAACTTCTTCTTCATAATAAGTTCACCTTCGTCTAAATTGCCGCCTAAAAACTCTCTCCCATTTTCATATATATCTGAATAATAAACACCCCTTTTAAATCCATGATCATAATTTGAACCTCTAATACCTAACTCTTTAAACATCATATTAATTATAATGCTTTTAACTCCAGTCTTTGGACCAGCAACACCTTCTTTTTGTGTAGTTCTTTTCAAATACTCTTCCCTCTTGTTTTCTTTAATCCAATCATGCCAAACCTCATAAATCGAATCATCTGGCTTCAATGCAATTCTACCAGCAGATTCTCCAAGAGTTTTCCAATGTGGAATTCCGTTATACATTGAATGTATACCATAAAGTGCGGTAGTTGTAATACCAACAAGAGTTTCATCATAAAGTTCTTCCCATTTATTTCTTATAACCGAACTAGTTGTCATAGCAGCAACCAACTTACCACCCAAAAAATTAAATCCCAAAGGCTGTGTACAACATATAGTGGTAGCTATAGAAGTATGCCTTAACTTACCATCATCTAATTTATTTCCTTTTGTCCAACCAATATGTTTATCCCTAACACCTATAGCAACCACATCAGAACCCAAACACACCACGCCCAATACCTTTTCTGTATTTCTATCTTTGATGAAGAATTTTAAATTCCTACCTGGATTAGGAGTAAACTCCATACTATGAATTAACTTCCTAACTGAAACCCAAGTATCCGTATCCTTCGCATCACCCTGCTTGATATACTCAACATAGGGATCTAACTCTTCTATCTCTTTAATGGTTTGTTGTTTGTTGTTGATATCCGTAGGACTCCATAACATATAACCAACATTGAAAAACTTATTTGCCTTCTTAACCATTTTATAGGCGTCTTTGTTTAATTCTTGCCACTTTTTATATAGGGTAATTTCTTCTACGGTCATGCCCTTCAACATATTCATATTGTTTATGAACTTATCCCGCTCCCTATCGTAACTAAACTCATCAGGATCGTCAAAAAAGTCTGTGAATGCCACTAAAATGTTTCCATATTAACTATAACAATATAAGGACATTTTATGTAAATGTCAAGCTCTTTTTAATAAAACCCTTTAATTTTTTTATTTACATTCTTCTACAGATGCTTTACGATACTCAGTAACCATCTTCTTTATCTCACCAATAGCTTTTCTTGCCCTACCAGCTGCAGCTTTGTTACCCTTTTCTATAAACGTATTATGATCTACTTCAAAAGCATCCCATTGTTCTTTCATCTGAATGTATAGTTCTTTACTACTCATTTCATTTTCCTTAGTATTTATTTTTTTATTTTCAATTATAACTGGTTTATTTTGTGGACCTATACCACCCCCCACTTCATATCCCCAATCCCTACCTATGCTTCTTCGGAAGGTTTGTCAACTAAATCTTCTTTCTTAGCTGCTTTCTCTTTGGCCATTTCAGCTTTAAAGTCTTTTTTCTTTCCACCAGAGTATTCATAAGCATGACCTTCAGCAATTAAGATGTCATTGATACTAACTAATCCATCAGAACTTCTATCTACACCTTCTGATACTTCATGACCTACTGCATCTGATGATACAAAGATTTCACCTAATACTCTACCGAACTTACCTGTACCATGAGATACAATTTTGAATATACCGGCTTCTAATAATTCTTTGTTACGAGCTTTAGCTGCTAACCCTTTAACTTTCTCATCTAAATCTCGTGTTCTACTTTCCCAAGTATCAATTCCCATATATCTAATTCTTTTTTTAATTTTTAAATCGAAACCTAAATCAATATAACAATCTATTGTATCTCCATCTAAAACTCTAACAAGTGTGCCGTTGTATTCAAACGACGCTGGTTTTTTTGCCACATTACTTCTCCGTTATAATAGATGATTTAAATAATCATCTCTTTCTTTTACAGCCCGTTTCAAAGCAGCTTTCTTCTTATTATGTCTATCTATAAGTATCTGTTCTGCCGTTCTTCTTTTAGCTTTAGCTTTAATTTTAGTTTTAGCTTTAATCTTTGTGGGTTTCATTGTACCAAATAACTTAGGTTGTTCTTTACCCTTATGAAATACATTACCATCTTTATCTACAAACTCACTCATCCAATGCCAACCTACTGGGCGGCCTGTTGGAACTCTTGTTGGTTTAATTTCGTCTGGAAACATAGAAAACATAGCATAATTAACTTCTTTGCTACATCTAACTTTTGTTGCTGTTTCTCCAACACTTACATATTCATGTCCACATTGACACATCATATAACGACATCCATTTTCTTTGTATTCATTTATTTCCTTGTGTTTCATATCTTAACCTATTCTAATATAGATATATATAACTATATAAGTCAAGACATTTAAATTAAATCATTTCAAATTCTGCATCTATTATTGTCATACAAATAAAAAGTTTATTACCATTCCTCAAGATAGTATCAGCCAAACTGTACTGTGATTTTAATTCATCATTAGTATATTCAGTTTTAGCTGATACCTCTCGGAGCAGCATATAACTAACATCACCTATGGTGATGATTCTTTTCACCCAATTTTAACTGAGTGTTTTTGTGGTATCTCGGGCTCGATTTTCGGAATCGAAATTGATAACACCCCATCTTTAAAATCAGCTTTTATTGCTTCGCCATCAAGCAGCTCACCCAATGTAAAAGAACGTCTAAATGAAGATGCCTTTAATTCCCTGGTTATACACTTAGCACCTTCTTCTTCCCACACCCCATGCTTATCGCCAGAGATAGTTAAGACACCATCCTCAACTTCTACATTGAGTTGTTTCTTATTCAATCCTGGAATCTCAGCAACGATACCAACTTTATCATTGTATTCATATACGTTTACTTTTGGATAAGATCCTTTATTGAAAGATACACCAACCTCTTCTTGAAAAGCTGGAAATTGCTTACTCATCATTTGGTCAAATATTTTATCGAAAGGTGTTAAAAATTCATCTCGATTGAGATGCTGTGGGTTAACTATAAATCTAGTCATTTTATTTCTCCTGTGTTGTTAACTTTTTAGTCTAACTTAATTTACCATCCCATTTATTTGGCGATGGTATTCAGTATAATATATACAATACCTATACCACTTATAAATATATGTCATTATGACATATCATCAAGATTTTTCTACATCTAGCCAGCTACCAAATTCTTCATACTCTTTAAGAGTTTCTTTATGAGCTTTAAGTCTTATATATTCTGTTTCTGTCATAACTCTCCATATCTGGATAAAACTTTCATATGGTATTTGTTTTAAATTTACAAAATACTTCCGTGCTTCTTCTTCGACATATCTTTCATTTAAATGAACAGTATGAACAATATTATCAAACTTATCAATCAATACCCATCTCATTTTTTATCCCCGCTCTAATCTCTACTCATTATCAACTACCTGTATATGTAAGGAATCTACATAATGATGACCATGATCGTCAGTATAACCACAAATAACTGTAATTCTGTAGTTAATAAAACTTTCCCATACCGCGAACATCACATGAGCACTTCCTTCTTCATCTGTCATACTCGATGGATTAACTAAACTAACCCACTCATTGTTAATTCTATATTCATAATTGGAATCCCACATCAACCTCTGCGACCAACCACATTCAGTTGTAGCATCTAACCTTGTATAAGTTTGTGCTAAATCTGCATTAAACTCTAATTCATAACTTCCATCAAAATATGGTAATGTACTTGAAATATCCAAATTACATTCACAATCATCAACAAATTCAGAATTCATTGGGTTTTCTGAGCAACCAATAACTAGCAACCCTACTATTAAAAATAACCTTTTCATTTTATTTCCTTTTCTCATTACCTAACTATAACACTAAAATGCAATACAAGTCAAGCCTTTTTAATTTTATTTATGTGATACTGCATAATCATCATCACCGTATTCATTAGCAGCAATCAGCTCTTCTTCAGGTAATGTATCAGACATTCTCATAATTTTTGTTCTTTCTTCTTCTAGTTTTGCTATCCAATCTGAAAGTAAATCTACTATTTTATTTTTTGTTACTTCATGATCGTCATTATCTAAAATCTTATCGACCCATTTTTTATATGTACCCAAAAAACCTGATAACCATATAGCAATTTCTGCCCGCTCTTCGGGCCATGATTGTCGTCCCATATTTAATCTCCGTATTTAATTTTTATAGAGTATGAAGTGTCAATTATCCAATTTGGATAAAAACTGGTATGTGTAGTATTTTGTGGTTCTAAATAGTCAATAATAATTTGCATAAAAAATCCCCCATAATAAATATTAAATTTTAACCTGTTAAGGTTATATATGTTCCTTTCTCTTTTTCATTTTTTACCAAAGTTTATTATCCTATATATAACTTTTGATAATAAATATAAAAAATTACTCAATATAATTACTAATAAAATAAACATTTTACTTTCTATTATCTTATAATACATATCCAACCAACTCTCAACAACTTCTGAAGTAGTTTCTTTAAGTC